ATAGTAAATCGACTACTAAATTTGTATTATCAGACCTTTTACTGATGTTCACTGGCGCTTACGGTATATTAATACACCTGCTTTCGTTTATCTGTATGATAAACGATCAAAACTGGATGAATGTGATTTATGCTGCATCGGCCCCTGCGATGTATGCTTTCACAATTTTTGTTTTATCATTCCCTACAATTTACAAGTTGGTTTATTGGTTCAAGGGTTACAAGGAGTACAATGATGAGTGCAGTCATTCTAATAGCGATATTTTTAGTGCTAAGTGGCGTTCTCTTATTCTTGGGAATTAAATATTTTTCAAAGGATATTCAAAGGAACTACGAATACAATGAACTATCGATAGATGCGCCTTTACATGCTGAATTAGAAATGCTTTGTTTGAAAGCTGCTCTACTTGACGAGAATGAAAATTTGCATTCTCCGAGTGAATTAATTCGGGAACATAAAGTAATTAAATCAAGCTTGATCCGAATCGGTTATGAAATAAAACGCCGGAAGGAATCAGGCTCGTTGAGTGAAGCTTCTAATTATTCAGCGGAAGCTTAGAAAGTAAGTATTTTAAAAGTCCCATTTTGGGACTTTCTTCTTTTTTGAAGAGCACTGAATGCTGAGTCACAGCAATGATTTGTGACAAGCTCATAAGCAGCTCAAACGTATTCTCATCAATCACATCAGTTTCAGCCATTAGTTTTAATGACTCCTGCAGTGATACTTCAAATTCATTCTCACTAAGCATACGAGAGTTCTCAGGCATGATTAGCGCTTGAGGTGACGTTTTTAGCGTAGCAGCAATCACATCGAGTTTATCAACTCCGATGTTGCAGTTTCCCGGCTCGAATGGCTTTCGCATTATATTACTTACGGTTTTTTGTGACACACCACCGTAACGAACTGACTTTCGCGCTATCTCAGCACCCTTCAAGCCTAACTCTTGCGCTATGCGATTGACATTTACATGAATATTTTTTGCACTTTCCATAACAAGTATTATAATCCCTATTTCTAGTAAAATATTACTTGATAAAAATTTTTTTCACAATATCATTGTTAAATAATTAAACAATGATCTTAAAAGTATGGCAAAGCAAACATCAAAATCAAAAATTCAGCGAACAGCGGTTAAATATTTGAAAGATGAGTACGCGAGCAAGCGTGGCCGTTTACACGTTATAGCATCAGAGACCGGGCTGAAGGTCGAGTGGCTGCAAAAAGTACGCAGAGGCGAAATTAAAGAGCCGTCTGCAGAAAAGCTTGAAAATCTTTTGCGGTACGCTGGTTTTGATGTGCAAGTTATCAAGAATCAAGAGGCTTAATTTTTACTATGGCGTGTGAGCAAACCAATGCAGCGGTGCGTTTGGAAGTGCAATCTGCGCTTAACGTCATAGCGAGAAGCAAAGGTCAGCTGAGCTTTCAAGCAACAGTTGAAACAAGCAGAACAAAACGTAAGCGTGTGATTGATGACGAAACAGAGCAAGCTTTGGATTTGGAGCCAATCAGAGGGACGCAATCGGCAGGTTTCAAGCGTTCTAGCTGTCCTTTACCTGATAACGCTTTTGTTTATTCGAGGACTGCGAGAGTGATAAACGAATTACCATCTGATCTAAATTCGTTAGCAATGTTTTGTTATTCGGATGACTGCAAGTGGTCGCATGTGACACAAACGGCTCAGTCAATTTGGAAGCTGTTTGAAAAATCGCAAACTAAAAAATTGCGTAAAAAGAAAATTGAAACGCTTAGAAATATGATTTTCTTAGCGATGCAAGACTGGCGAGAGCAAACGCTCCACGGCAAAGTTTTACATAAACCAAGCCGTATTCAGACATTACTTGATATTAGCGAGCATTCGTGGCGCAGAGATTGGTTACCGCATTGGCGAAAAATGCAGGCTATTTTAGCAGAGCAAGAAACTCTAATACTAAACAAGGTGCTTTACGGTGTTAAATCAAGACAAAATAAGAAGTCAGCTTAAACTTGCAGGCGAGATGCGACCTTGTTTGTGTTGCGGTATTTCGCCACGTTTAAAAGTGGTTAATTCCGTTAAGCCTTATGCTTTTTATTGTGAAAGCTGTGGTTTTAACACAGGTTTTAGGAATGACTTTCAGTCAGCTTTAAGCGCTTGGCATTTAATGAACAACAATACCAACGCTTTTGGTAGTCATTATGCGGAATGTTGGGCCATGTCATTTGAGAAACAATCAAAGAGCAATCAGCTCATTATGGAGAGATAAAATGGATAATTTATTGTTACTTAGTTTTGTACTGGTTTTGTCACTAATTATTATCGGAACGTATAGTGCCACATTTGCTACGTTGGGAACTACAGCTAAAAATGGCAGTAGTTCCCTATTTTCAAAAACAAAAACGAAATATGGCGTATTTACTAAATGTCACAGCTTCTGTGGTACCAAATATTTTTATGAGCCAGCGTCAGGCGCGTGGCTTGCGGAGTGTTACTTAACAAAAGAAGAGCGTTTGCAGGCATCAACACTGATTGTTAGAAAGGTTAACGAATATCCGAGCTGAATCTCCTTTGAAGCGCTCTTTTTGACCTTTTTGCTGAGCGCTTATTTATTCTATATCGGCCTGTGGGTGCAGGCTTTAACTGAGGTAAATGTAATGTCACAAGAAGCAAAATTAAAAGAAAAGCAACGTATATCTAGAAACAAGCGACTTTATGATAAAAGAAGTAGTCGAGAGCGACAGAAAGATATGCGTGAAATAGACAGGTTATATTCGATTGAGTCATTATTCGATGATTAAAGAAACGGCTCAAGCATTAGCGCACTACAGAAATTCGTCACGCGCTGGTTTGCGTGACTATCAAGCAGCGCTAGATTTATGTATCAATAACAATTCACGCCGTGTCACGTTAGGCTTGAAACCATTGGATCTAGAGTTAAATGCCATTCCAATTTCTTATAGAGATAAATTAAATGTATCAGCAACAGCAACAGCAACAAGTACAAGTGCAGGACAGAGGTTACTTAAAAGTACCTTGTGACGAATATCCGAAAAAAGTTAACGGTATAGTGCAGGTTCACCAAGGCACGAACACACCTATTATGCAGAAAAAATATAAAACGGTGGGTGAAATAACACGTTTTGTTGATAATCAAAGACCAGGTGGTTTTAATGATAAAATTCGCTTTTATCGAGGCCATTTTTTTGATGATTTCAATCAAGATGGTTTTATTGATTGGGAGTCGCAACGTCAAAATAATAATGCGCCGAGAACTCAACAAAACGCCGGAGGTTATCGTCAATGAGAACAGATAGCTTCAAAAAATGCACCGTTTTCAGATTCTTGCAGCTTAGTGAATTACGCAGCCAGTTTAGTCATGAGTCACTTTCAGAAAAATTAAATGAAATGGTAATTTCTGAACTTGAACCCAGCCAAATGCAAAAACTTGGTTGGACTAAGTTTTCACCACTGCTGCCTGACGATAATAGCTTGGCAATTTTTTCGCGTGATCATGTTTTCCTTAGATTGCAAAAATCAGTCAGAGATATATCAACAAAAGCGGTTAGCAAATTAGTTGACGAACGTGTTGCAGAGAAAGAAACGAGAGAAGATAGAAAAGTTGGCAAAAAAGAAAAGCAGGAAATTAAAGAGCAGGTACTGATTGAGTTAAAGCCAAATGCGCCAGTTATCGACTCGTTTATCAATGCGTTTATTTCGTTAGAACATGGTTATTTAGTTATCGATACAGCTAAAAACTCGGATGCCGAAACCTTTTCAGCATTTTTACGAAAAACACTTGGCTCATTGCCGATTGCGCCTTTTTATGTTGATAACAATGTATCGTATGAGTTTGGTGCTTTAATTAGACGCGAAATTGAAGAGCACCAGCGTTTAAAGATCGGTAGTGCTGGTCTTTTGAAGTGTCGTTTTGAAAGTGACGCAGAAGTACGCATTAAAAATATAAACCTGTACGAAGACGAGGTTGTTGCTCATTTAGAGAATAAAGAATTTCATGAGATGGAATTTCTGTTTGTCAGTGAGCCAGATGATGACAACCAGTTTATGCAAATAGCAGATGTTAAATTTGACCGTAAGCTGATTATTAAGAAGTTGAATTGGTATGGAGCGACGCTAATAGCTGAATCTACAGATGACGAATTAGCAGATATGGTCGGTGAACTGGAGTTAAAAGCGCGGTCAATTGACGAGTTGATGGCGGTCACTCGCCATGTTTTTTCATTAGATTGTGAAAATAAATAATCACATAATTAAATAATTAAATATTTGTTTAGTTAAACAATTGACAAAATGACACGCTTTTTATAAGCTATTTTCTAACTTGGAAGAGTTATATAAACCGCTCAATTGAGCGGTTTTTTTATGCCTGAAATTTGATATTGGAGGTGTTATGTAATTAGGTGATCCGTAGCGGAAACTTAGAAAACATGCATGTGCCAAAAATTAAACTAGGGCAATAGGCTGTACGTGTATGTTGGTAATTTTAGCCAGAGACACATTAATGTTTCACGATACATTAATGGAGAGGAAGCCGCAGCCCGAAAAGCCTTTCGCATGCGAATGTTTTTAGCGTGAAGAAACATGAGCTGACTGCCGTGAATAGCGCGGCATCAACGCTTTAGAAAGTGGGACGAGGTCAATCTACGACAACTAACCTCGTGTTTTACCCACGCATCCGGTCATGAGCAAAACTAAACCCACTGCTTTCTCGAAAAAGCGGGTCGGATAATACCAGAAATGGAAAACTGATTCATGACTAAAAAAGAATTTTTGAATGGTGACATTCAACTCGTAAACGCTGATTCACTCGTTTATTTAAAAACACTGCCTGATAACTCGGTTGATTTAATTGCAACTGATCCACCTTATTTTCAAGTTAAGAGCAACGATTGGGATAATCAATGGTCTGATTCAAGCGCGTTTTTAGCGTGGCTTGATGAAATACTTGTGGAGTTTTGGCGCATTTTAAAACCTAACGGTTCGTTATATGTGTTTTGTGGCCATGCGCTTTCTGCTGATACTGAGATATTAGTTAGATCACGTTTTAATGTACTCAATCATATCGTTTGGACGAAACCGAGCGGCCCTTGGAATAAAGCGCGTAAAAGTGACTTAAGAAAGTTTTTCCCGGCCACTGAGCGCATTATTTTCGCTGAGCACTATGGAAGCGAAGGTTTCGCTAAAGGCTCTAGCGGTTATGCGAGTAAATGCAGCGATTTAAAAAAGCAGGTATTCAAGCCGCTTATTGACTATTTCCGTGATGCTAAAAATAAATTAGGTATCAAAGCGAAAGAAATCAACGCCGCAACAAACACGCAGATGTGTAGCCATTGGTTTAGTGAGAGTCAATGGGCATTACCATCGAAAGAAAATTACGCAAAGCTTCAAGCGCTTTTTAAAGAAAAAGGCGAAGAGCTGAGCCGTACTCATGATTCGTTATCAACTGAGTACAACGAATTGGCGCAGGGATATAAAACTCTGTCAGCATCATATGATGAGCTGAAAAAACAATATGAAAATCTGCGCCGTCCCTTTTCGGTATCAAAAGAGGTGCCATTTACCGACCACTGGCATTACAAGTCAGTTCAGTATTATCCGGGCAAACATCCATGCGAAAAGCCAGCTGACTTAATGAAGCATATTGTTTCATCGAGTTCTAGACCAGGTGACTTAGTGTTGGATGCATTTGGTGGCAGCCAGTCAACAGGTAAGGCCTGCGTTGAACTTGGTCGTCGATACATTGGTATCGAACTCGAAGAGGAGACTTTCGAGCGTTCAATCGAGCAGTTCGAAGAGTTAGTAAAATAATGTTTTAACACTGGCAGCATACCGCTGCCATTTTTATTGGTGTGATATGGATATTCAATTTCTCAGTGTATTAGTTTCGTTTCTGACACTAATCGTTTTTATATTAGCTGGTCTTTTTGCATACGTGCTTGGTCGAGTGAGTAAAAACGAAACGGCTATTTCTGATTTCAGAATTAAAGTCGCAGAAGATTACACAACAAAAGAAGAGCACAAAGAAACAATTTCCAAAGAAATCGGATCAATAAAAGAGCTTATTTTGCGTATTGAAAAACAATTGAAGGCTGAAGCAGCATGAGTTCAGATAGTCGTTTAATAAAACTAGCATTATCGGTTTTGATTTTCGAAGAAGGCTATCGAAGCCGCGCTTATTATTGCTCGCTCGGTTATCCGACCATCGGCTATGGTTTTAAACTTGGCCCAAAAAAAACACCGCTCTCAAATTATGTTTTTGAGCTGACTGAGCCAGTAGCTAAAGTGTGGCTGGAAGAGCTAATTCAAGGCGTTATTTCTAACATCAAACTATGCCCTGTCATCTATGATGCATATAAAAAATGCAATGAAGAACGTCAAGCAATTTTGATTTCTATGGCATACCAGCTTGGTATTACAGGTTTAAGCAAATTTGTTAACTTTTTAACGTCAGTTGCAAAAAATGACTGGAAATCAGCGCATACGCATATGCTTGATTCAAAATGGCATGAAAAACAAACGCCACACCGCGCCAAGCGTCATGCTCACCAAATAATAACCGGAATTAAAATTTCAGAATATTCATGACAATCCATCAAAACAAAAAGGAACATTTATGTTACGCATGATTAATACAATCATTGCTGTGCTGCTTATGCTGGCGTTTACGCCGCTAGCAATGGCAACGGAATCAGCATTACCAGCCCCCGAAACACTACCACAATGGGTAGGTTACATTATCGCCGCGCTTTATGCGTTGTCTCATGTCGTTGCGATGCTACCCAGTGAGTTGACGTCAAAATTGCCGCCTTGGATTAGTGGGTTACTGCAATTTGTGGCCGCGAATTATGGTAGTGCAAAAAATAAAGAGCCTGACAAATAATGAAGGGCGCTTTGCAGTTATTGATTTTAATAGTCGAGTTTCTAATACAACTAAAGCGCAGAGATGATAATGCAAAACGTAAATCACGTATTGAAAAAGCGAAATCTGATCCAGCTGCTTATTTGCGTCAGTTTGGCCGGGTGCAGCATGTTGACTCAACCACAACAGAAACCACCTTGTCAGATAGTCGAACCTCGTCTGATAGAGACAAAAGTAACTAACACACATTTTATTATTCCCATCCAAGAAATGAGTGAGATTACAGCGTACATCGAACAGTTACGTACTTGTCTCAATGAATAAAAAGAGCGGCACTGCAACTGCGAATCAAAAGCCGTCAGGGAGGCTTGCCTCCCACCCCTTTTTTTAGTTTTTTTATTTATATGAAAACATATAAATAAGCGAATTAAACAATTAAACAATTAAATAAAGCTCATGTTAAAAAACATTTTTAATCCAGTATTTTCGCCTGCTTTGAAAAACATGGGCTTTAGAGTATCTGAAGTTACTAAGTCCGTTACACGAAATTTTATTACGTTTAGTTCGTTAGACGGTGGTCATGCTATTTCTAGTGAAGATATACCAGTTTTAGCTGGTGATAAAATTATCATTGAGTCGCAGCTATACGATAGTCCGCACATGAGCGGATATCTT